GAAACCTACAAAGCCGCTGATGATGAATACGATTTCCGTGACCTCAGCGTAGACTTCACCGGAGTGGAGAACGACGGAGCGGCCATCGAGACGGGGCTGGACGTCATTGTGGACTTGATTTCAACCTACGGTGATATTCCGTTTTCCGACGTCCGATACAACGAATCTCAGTGGACCTCGGCAACCTCCGACAACGTCGGCCTGTATGTGAAAAAGGACAGTACCATCGCCAAAGAAATCGAGCGGATCGCAGCCTCTCTTCGGATCCAATTCGACGTGCAAGGCGATGGGAGATTCACGGTGCGGCGATTTGACTCGACTGCTGAGCCGGTCTACACCGTGAGAGAGGATGAGATCCTGGATCCCATTTCGGCAGTCTACTCCTCGGAAGAGTTTGCTTCACGGATCTACGTGGAGTACCAGGGTGGGGTTTACCGCTACACCGACGATGAAAACGAGATCATAGACCGATACAAAACCACTCGCGCAAAAACATTCGAGACAATTCTCACAAGCGAAGCCGACGCCACAGATTTCGCAACCGATGTCATGTCGCTGATCAAGGACCTGCCTCCACTGATTTCGGTGACGGTCCCGATTCCGACTACGGACCTGGCTATCGAACAGAACATCTACGCCATTTTGAACCGGCCGCAAGCGAGATGGTTCGGTAGAATGAAGTGCCGGATTGAAGGAATTCAATTTAATTTCGATACAGAAGATATGCGGCTGGACCTGAGAGGCTTCGAGAGCGTTGATGATGAGGCGCTGCAAATCTACTCGCAAGGGTATGGGTATGGCGCTGTTGGCTTTAATAGCGCTCCTGGCGTAACACAATACCTGGAGGTTGTTTGATGGATACGATTTATGAATACGATAGACAAAACCCGACCACCATATCGGATGAAAAGTACACAGACGTCGGTGCGTCATTTACGCTCGGCACCTACAAGCGCGCTTTCCTCGGATCCACGTTTGAGCTGCGCAGAACGATAGGAGGGGCGGCATTAATCGAGGGCTCAGATTATGAGTTAACAGAACAGGATGTGTTGTATTCCAAAGCTGCCTACGAGGGCGAAACCGTTTATACCAAGGTCAATATCTTAAATGCGACATACCAAACTGGCGATCTGTACGCCACGTACGATGTAGTGCTAACGTACATAACCTTCGACGCCATCGAGACGTTGGCCACGGATGCTGTCGCGATTACCTCAACCGATATCGACTGGGGTGAGGCTGCCTTGGTGGGGAAGGCATCCGCTGTCGGAACAATCGGAACGCCAAGCCTGGCGGCCCTTAACAACGCCGACGTAGCATTCGCAGCGACTATAGCCGCTGAGTTACAAACCTGG